GCCCGGTGCTGACGCTGCGTACCGATCAAAAGAAAAGCCCCGCAGCCGAAGCTGCGAGGCTGTGTCAGCGTGTTAGGCTGACTTGGTGAAGAAGGCAGATGCTGCGGCAGCGTTCTGCTCTGAGATCTTGACCTCCTGTGGGAAGCACTGCTTCTGTGCTTCTTTGAAGTAGGTACGCATCTCTTCAGCAACGTTCTGCTGATCGTTGTACCAGTTCCAGTCACGCTCCCACTGAAGCAGCTGACCCGCATCGTAAGCAGGTGCGCCTTCGACGTCACCTGCTCTGTTTGCGTTCATCTCAACGCCCTTGTCGAAGATCTCTGTCTTCTTCTGTTCGTGTCTGTTGATTGACCATTCCAGATGATCGATGAACTTCTGCATGTGATACTGAACCGAACGAGATGTTGTGTTTCTGTCCTCAAGAGCAGCAAGAGAAAAGATGGTGGTCAGGTTCTTGGCAAGTCCATTTACATTTGATTGCTTTGACATTAGTCACTCCTTAGCAAAGAGGCGAGACAATCCCGCCTTACGAACAACCCGCAATCACAGCAGCCTCTGCAATCAAGTCAGGCTCGGCCGGCATGCCAGTTTGATCCAGCCCGCTTGCGCGGATGCGCACCGGCCCGCTTGCGCGGCAGCGCAAATAAAAGCGCGGGCCAATAAGCGCGGGCTGGGCAGCAAACTGAGCATGGGCGAGACTTGATACGCGCGACCAGCGCGGGTGCAAAGAGGCCGCTGTGATGCGTTGGTTGTTCTTGGCGGATTGGGTCGTTTCTTTGGTTAGGAGTGCTATGTCAATGCTAGCAAATGTGGACTTGTCAAGGTTCTGGCCGCCAGCTTTTCTCGCAGTCTGCTCTTTTGTGTATGTGCAGGTATTTGTGAGGATATATCCCCCGTGTCCTGCGCGTGTTGCAATGCGCCGCGCAACGTCCGTCAGTGCAGCAGTCTACAGACTGCTGTGCTGTCGCAACGGCCGCTGGCGCGTACATAGGCCACGCGCACAGAACAGGTGCTGAAGGGCTGAGTGAGATATATTTGCATTTAGTGGGTTGACATGGGGTTGACAGATCGGCAAGTCTGGGGGGGAACACAGGGGGGGCAACAGTCAGGTTTGAACATGACAGTAGCTAAGATACTAACCGATAAACAGATGGCTCTGGTGGATACGCTCGTAGCTGATGGATGTAGCATCAAGGAAGCGGCTGGCAAAGCCGGATACGCAGAGGGTGAAGCCGGGAGAGTGAGTGCCAGTAAGGCTTTGCGACAGCCGCATGTGCAGCAGTACATGATGACAAGAGTCGGTGAGAGTCTTGGACTACATGCTACGACGGCTGCTGCTAAGCTGCTTGGCTTAGCGCGAGGCGCTAAGTCCGAGTATGTCCAGCTAGAAGCTAGCAAGGACATACTCGATCGTGCTGGCTTCAAGCCAGCCGATAAGCAGATGCACTTGCATGCTGGGGAAATTAAGGTGAGCATAGACCTGACATAGTGGGGGTGCCCCCAAAAGTGTGGCTATGCCAGTGTGACGTAGTACCACACAGACATTAGAGGCAAAAAAAGCATGTGTACAGGCGGAGACCCCGGCGGGGGGACATCAGAAAATTTAAACCCACCGAGGGTCCGCAAGGGTGCTGCTAGGGATTTTACTGGCCCTGCATCTGCCAAGCAGCGTGAGGTTGGCGTAAGTTACAAACCTGCTAGCGGTCTTAGCCCTGCTGCTGCTCGTGCGATTACTGGCAGTGACACTGCGGCGGCTAATCTTGCTGGTCGTTCTGACATTACCAAGGAGCAGCTTGGTGATTTACAGACTAGGGCTACTGTAGGCACTAAGGGTTTGGGCAAGGCTGGCACTGTTGGCGGTATATTGAATACGATTGGCACTGCCTCTGCTGCTCGTTTGATGGATAAGTTGAAGAGTGACACGCCGACTATTGGCAAGCTGGGTGACAAGCCCAGCTATAGTGTGAAGCCTGTGACGACCAAGACTGGTTCTATTGTTGGCGTTACCGAGCCGGGGCCTTTTGGTGGCCGGGTTTACTCTGGGCGTCCTGACATGAATCCGATGGCTCCCAAGAAGCAAGAGGATGATACGCCTCCTCCTGCTCCCAAGCCCAAGGTTGAGGAGCCTGTTGTAGAAGTTGCTCAGATGGGTGGCGGTACTTTGACGACGAATCGTCGGCGTGGTGGCGGACGCAGAACTGCTTTTGGCACTCGTCAGAGTCTTGTGAATCTTAGGAACGTTTGATGGCAAAGACACCGGCATGGCAACGCAAGGAAGGACAGAACCCTCAAGGTGGCCTCAACGCTGCCGGACGCGCATCATACAATCGGGAAACCGGCGGCAAACTCAAAGCCCCGGTAAAGGCCAAGGCGGACACACCACAGAAGAAGCGGCGCAAGGGCAGCTTCTTGGTAAGGATGGGCAGCGCCAAGGGGCCATTGATGCGGGATGGGAAGAAGACCAGATTGAAGCTCTCACTAGAGGCATGGGGGCATCGTGGTGACAAGGCCAGTGCTGTACGCAGGGGTCGTTCTTTGTTAGCCTCTTACCAGCGTTCTAAGGAGAAATCTAATGCCTAATGTAATGGGAAAGAAGTTTGCTTATACACCTGCGGGAAAGAAGAAAGCCAAGAAGGCTGCTCGTTCTTTGCTAACTTCTGCACAAAAGAAGCTGCCGCAGGATCTACAGGATAAAATTGTTAAAGCCAAGATGCGCAGTGCCTAAGTATCAATTTAGAGACGGCACTCTTTATGATGGGCCGTATTTTATTATGCCGGACGGAAGGGTTTTGTCTGGTGCTACTTATACTCGTGACTCTCAGCGTCTAGTGGAGATAGAAGATGGCAGTGAACGAAGCGGGGAACTACACGAAGCCAACGTTGAGGAGGCGTCTGTTCAACCGCGTAAAACGCGAGGGAAAGGGCGGAAGGCCGGGTCAGTGGTCAGCAAGAAAAGCGCAAAGGCTAGCCCTGTTGTATAAAAAAGCTGGCGGTGGGTACACGAACTAATATTCGTATATTCCAACCCTAAACACAGGAATAATGGAATAATGGTACTAGCAGCTTCACAGAAATCCTTGAGAGCATGGACACGCCAGAAGTGGCGTACCAAGTCAGGGAAGCCTAGCACTCAGGGCAGCAAGGCTACTGGTGAGCGGTATCTCCCTGCTGCCGCCATCTCTGCCCTGAGTGACGAGGAGTATCAGCGCACTAGTCGGAAGAAACGTGCTGCCCTACGTCGAGGCAAGCAGTTCTCAAAGCAACCAAAGAGCATTGCTAAAAAGACTGCGAGTTACAGATGAGTTTTCTACACACGCTCAAACCAGAAGAGCGAGAGATCTTGCGAAGGGTGGTGAAGAAAGTACACCTTGTTCACCATCCAGAAGAGTTTTGTACTGATCGCGAAGCCGACAAGGTAATCTCTGTGATTGGCCCAGAGGTGGTTGAGCGGATGATTAAGTTTGGCAAGGATCAGAAGGTTGACCAACTTTAGCTATAAGCCTGACGGCAAAGTCCTCAAAGCATTTATGAAAGACGATATGTTCTTTCGTGGCATTAGGGGGCCGGTAGGCTCTGGTAAGTCGGTTGCTTGCTGCGTTGAAGTCTTCCGTCGTGCATTACAGCAGAAGCCAAACAAAGATGGTATCCGGCGCAGCCGGTGGGCAATCATCCGAAACACCAACCCACAGCTTAGAACAACGACAATCAAGACTTGGCTTGACTGGTTCCCAGAGGATCAGTGGGGCAAGTTTATGTGGTCAGTGCCATACACGCACATTATCAAACAAGCAGATCTTGAACTTGAGGTTATCTTCTTGGCCCTTGATCGCCCAGAAGATGTGAAAAAGCTGCTGTCACTGGAACTTACTGGCATCTGGATTAACGAGGCTAGAGAAGTGCCGAAGTCTATTATTGATGCCTGTACCATGCGCGTGGGTCGCTTCCCTTCCATGCGTGATGGGGGGCCATCGTGGTCAGGGGTGATTGCCGATACAAACGCGCCAGAGGAAGATCATTGGTGGCCCATTATGTCTGGCGAGGTACCTGTCCCTGACCACATCCCTCATGAGCAAGCGCGTATGCTGGTCAAGCCAGACAACTGGAACTTCTATGTGCAGCCGTCTGGCATGAAGGAAGCATTGGATAAGAACGGCAATGTCTTGGACTATGCCAAGAATACTGGCGCTGAGAACGCCAAGAATATGCTCGAAAGTTATTACCCAAATCTGATCCGAGGTAAAACAAAGTCTTGGATTGATGTGTATGTAATGAATCGTCTTGGCGCTATCCAAGAGGGCAAGCCTGTTTATCCGATGTTCAATGTTGAAACACATGTTGCAACAGAGGAGATTCCGATTGCCGATGGCATACCGTTGTATATTGGCATCGACTTTGGTCTTACACCGGCTGCTGTGTTTGGTCAGAAAGTGCGTGGCAGATGGCTAATCCAATCTGAGATTGTGGCAATAGACATGGGTATTGTGCGTTTTGCCGAGATGCTGCGCCAAGAAATTGCTACTCGTTTTGGCAATCTTGATGTGCATATTTTTGGCGATCCTGCGGGTGATTTCCGTGCGCAGACTGATGAAAGCACACCGTTCCAGATTTTGCGTGGTGCTGGTCTACGCGCACAGCCTACACACAGCAACTCGGTAGATCTGCGCCTTGAGTCTGTATCTAGCAACTTGAACAAGATGGTAGATGGCAGACCAGCGTTCTTAATTGATCGCCGTTGTCCTACGCTCATCAAGGGTTTTGAGGGTGGCTATAGCTACAAGCGTTTGCAGGTATCTGGTGAAAGGTTTGATGACAAGCCAGAAAAAAACATGTACTCGCACATACATGATGCTTTGCAATATTTGATGTTGGGTGCTGGTGAAGGGCGTCAGCTTATCTCTGGTCAAAAGCCATTGAGGGCGTTTAATGCTAAAAAAGAATATGATGTCTTTGCTCGTAAAGCTAAGAAGCCAAAACGCAGCGGCTTGTGGGCAAGGATGTAAGATGATACAGGTTAATAAAGGAGACTGATATGTGCATTGGTGGCAGTGGCCCAAGTGGTCCAGCAGTTGATCCTGCTGCTGAAGCTGAAAGAGAAGAAAGGCAACGCACTGCCCTTGCAGAAAGAAGGCAGCGTAAAGCTGATGTGCTTGCTCAATCTGTAGAAGCTACTACGCGAGGTTCTGGACGCCGTTCTTTAATTACTGGTTCTGGCGGTGGCATGGGCTATTTCAATGAGTATGACAGATGATTGTAAATACTGACGTCGGACAAGCCACATACAGCAACGATAAACTTGCTGGCATGTACATGAAGAAATACGAAAAGGCGAAGTCTCTGCGAGAGAACTTTGTCGACTTATTTGAAGAGTGCTATGAGTATGCGCTGCCACAAAGGGAGTCGTTTTACTATGAGTCAGTTGGTCAACGTCGAGATGATAAGATCTTTGATGAGACAGCCGTTGTTGGTGTTCAAGAGTTTGCGTCACGCTTGCAGCAGGGTTTGGTTCCAAATTTTGCACGATGGGCAGACTTTCGTGCAGGGTCTGAAGTCCCAAATGAGTCGCGTGAAGGCGTCGATAATGAGCTTGATGAAGTAACTGAGTATGTCTTTGAGGTAATACAGAACAGCAACTTTGGGCAAGAAGTGCATGAGTCATTCCTTGATCTAGCTGTTGGCACTGGTGTTTTGTCTGTATCTGAAGGCGATGCAATTAATCCGATTGTGTTTTCTGCTGTGCCATTACCGCATGTAGTGTTGGATACTGGCCCAGATGATCGCATCGATCATGTATATCGTGAGCGTCAGGTACGCGCATCTGATGTTCCATTGATGTATAAGAATGCAAAGATTGGAAGCAAGTTACAGAATAAGATTAGAACAGCACCTGATGATAAGGTTAAGATCCTTGAGGTTGTGTGTAAGGATTACACAGTAAAGAACGATGAAGCCTATCTGTTTTACGCTATTGATTGCACAAACAAGGAAGTAGTCAGAGAGGAAAAGTATCGTGGTGTGGGGTCAAATCCTTTTATATGCTTCCGCTGGTCGAAGTGCAGTGGCGAGGTCTATGGGCGAGGTCCACTCATCAATGCGCTTAGTGCCATTAAAACTACGAATCTCACTATTGAGCTTATACTTGAGAACGCGCAAATGGCTATCTCAGGTATCTACCAGATGGAAGATGACGGAGTAGTTAACCCTGACACTATTAGTCTTGTTCCGGGTACCGTCATCCCAAAGGCTGCTGGTTCTCGTGGCTTGGAACCAATCCGCGCTGCTGGTTCGTTTGACGTAGCTAACCTTGTGTTATCTGATATGAGGCTGAATATTAAGAGAGCCTTGTACAATGACATGCTTGGTAATCCTGATAGAACCCCAGCTTCTGCAACAGAAGTTGCAGAGCGTATGGCCGACTTGTCGCGTCGTATTGGTTCTGCTTTTGGGCGACTCCAAGCAGAGTTGGTACAACCTGTTCTTCAGCGTGTAGTGTACATCTTGAAGAAACAGGGGCGTATTGAACTGCCCACTATTAATGGCAGGGAAGTAAAGGTTCGCTCTGTATCGCCGCTTGCACAGGCACAGGCGAACCAAGACATTACATCTGTGGCACGTTGGCTTGAGTTGGTTCAAGCAACCTTTGGCCCACAGGTTGTACAGATTCTGATCGACTCAGAAGAAACAGCAGCATACTTGGGCAAGAAGTTCGGTGTGCCAGATTCATTGATCCGCGACCTTGAGGAACGCAGACAGCTTGTGGCCTTGGCACAACAGTATGCACAGACTCAACAGGGAGCAATGGGTGGCGCAGAACAATTACCTCAGTCTTGATGGCTATCAACGTAGTCGTCCAGATGATGAGAAGATAAGTATCAATATAGCTTCTTTGTTCAAAGATGAACTTGGCAAGGATGTATTGAAGTATCTTCGTTCAATTACAATAGAAGCAGTAAATGGCGCAGCAGTTACTGATGCGGAGTTGCGTCATATGGAAGGGCAACGATATGTTGTTGGCCTCATAGAGTCGCGCATCCGGCATGGTCAAAAGGTGAAATCAAATGAATGAAGTTGAAGCAGAAGATTCCGGTATTGTAACCGAGGGTGGCAATCCGATGCTTGAGCCAGAAGCGGCACCTGATCCGCTTGCTGCTCTGCCTGAGAAGTTTAAGTCTGTTGAGGACATGGTTGAGTCTTACTCAAACCTTGAAAGCAAGATTGGGGCTAAAGAAGAAGCATTCCGCGATCAGTTTATGAAAGAAATGGAAGAGCAAGCCTATGCAAATAGGCCAGCCGATGTTGGCGATTATGTTCTTCCTGACAGCATTGATGATGAAATGGCAACGGACAATCCGTTGTTGCAATGGTGGGCAAAGACTGCATTTGAAAATGGTTACAGTCAGGATGAGTTTGCTGAAGGCATTGATATGTATGCACAGGCAATTAATGCTGATGTTCCTGACTTTGATGCAGAGCTTGCAAAGCTAGGCGATAATGCCAACGCAAGGACTGAAGCAGCTAGTTTGTTTGCTAATCAGTTCTTCCCAGATGAAATGCTTGGTGCTGTAGAGCGTATGTGCGAAACGGCAGAAGGCATTATGGTACTTGAACATGTGATGGAAGCCATGCGAGAAGGAGGCCCATCTAACGGTGCGGTTGAAGTTTCACGTGAAACAGAAGCTGACCTAAGACAAAAGATGCTTGATCCACGCTATCATGATCCAGCGCGTAGAGATCCGACTTTCGTAAAGGAAGTTGATGATGGCTTTAGACGCATCTTCTCAAATGGCTAATGAAGCCATACGAGTTGGTAGGCTCTCGTTAATAAAAAGCCTACCCGAACATGCCGAGCGTGTTGCTGATAACATGCGTAAAGCGGATGTCAGGGAGTGTTATATACACAACCTGACTCCGCTAGAGGCACTTACTGAGCCAATGGTTATACACGGTGCAATCACCTACACACTCAGACTTGATGATACGCCTATCGGGATGTGTGGAAGTGTGCCTATAGACAACAACCAAGGACGCATTTGGTTGCTTGGTACTAATGCAATCAACTATAACTTTCGTCCATTTCTTAGGGGATGTCGCCCAACCATAGAACTGCTTCAAGGCGATTATCATAGCATAGAAAACTTTGTTCCTGCCGATCATCACGACACGATTATGTGGTTGAGTTGGTGCGGGTTCACATTCGATGAAAGTATGTATGAAATAAACAGTCATACTTTCATGCGATTTGAGCGTTGCGTTGTAGATAAGAATGATGTTATTGGTGAATTAAGTCGGCCTGTAATGCACTGAGCGACCCGCAAGGATAATCGCGTTGAGGATGCCAAACAGATAACCGTGAACGTGAAAACAATCTTACGAGGACTGTAAAATGGCGAACACTATTGATGTCGCATTCATTAAGCAGTTTGAGTCTGAGGTTCACATGGCTTATCAGCGTATGGGTTCTAAACTGCGGAACACTGTGCGCATGGCAAACAATGTGACTGGCTCGACTGTTCGATTCCAAAAGATCGGTGCTGGCTCTGCCTCCACCAAGTCACGCAACGGAAACGTCACCCCTATGGAGCTTGTACACACACAAGTAGAAGCGACCATGGAAGACTTTTACGCTGCTGAGTACATCGACAAGCTAGATGAACTCAAGGTAAACATTAACGAGCGTCAGGCTGTTGCTCAATCTGCTGCTGCTGCTCTTGGTCGTAAGACTGACGAGCTTCTTTACACAGCAATGGATGCAGGGGCTAACTCAACTCAGATCCATGATACTGGCTCGGCTCTTGCTCTTGCTGATATCCTGTCTCTGTTTGAGACGTTTGGTACTGCAAACATTCCTGAAGATGGTGGCCGTTATCTGGCTATGCACCCGAAGGGTTATGCAGATTTGTTTACTATTACTGAGTTTGCATCGTCTGACTTTGTTGGTGAGCAGAACCTGCCGTTTGCTGGTGGCATGACCATGAAAGAGTTCATGGGCTTTAAGGTGTTCTCTACCTCGGCTATTACCGCTGGTAAGAACATGGCCTACCACACATCGGCTGTTGGTCTTGGCATCAACTCTGATGTCTCGACTGAGATCAACTATGTACCAGAAAAAGTATCACACCTTGCAACATCGATGATGTCGATGGGTGCAAAAGTTATCGATGATAACGGTGTGTACGAAGTTCTGGACAACAACTAAGAGGAGGACTGATAAATGGCTTATGGAGCATCTGGTCTTACTCGCATGGCAGGCGGCGGTGGTCATAGTCTTTGGTTCTATGATTCCACTGATGCCCTGACTGCTGTTCGTGTGTCAGGATATTTCAATGATGCAGCTAACATGTTGAATGTTGGTGATGTCATCTTTGTGTATGACAGCGATGCCCCAACAATGGGTATTTCTGTTGTTCTATCTAACACAGGTTCTGTTGTTGATATTGCTGACGGTACAGCATTGACTGTTAGTGACAGCGACTAATGGGGAGAGGGGGCTTTGGCCCCCTCTACTAATATGGCAGTTAGCAGCACCGCAGCAAATTCAGCAGTTGATATCTGCGCAAGGGCATTGATCTTAATTGGCGCAGAGCCAATTACATCGTTTGATGATGGAACCACAGAGGCGCTTGTCTCTGTGAATATGTATGAAGATGTTGCTAGAGCATCTTTGGTTAATGCACGTTGGCGGTTCACTACAAATCAAGCAGTCTTAAATAGGCTGACTGATGAGCCAACTGGCAGATATGATAATGCTTATCAACAAGCAACTGGCACATTAATGGTGCATGCAATTACCGTGAATGATAATCCTATTGAGTATCAAATATACGGTGACAAGATTTATGCAAACACATCTACAAGCGATGTGTTGATTGCAGATTTTACATACAGGGCAAATGAACAAGATTGGCCCTCGTACTTCACGATTGCTGTTGAGTATGCTTTGGCAACCTTGTTTGCTACATCTATTGCACGAGACTCAGGTCTTGCTGCTTTGATGCAAGATGCTGCAACAAAGGCAATGGCAAAGGCTCGTAGTTTGGATGCGCAGCAGCAGACCACGCGCAAGCTGGTAACGTCGAGGTTTATTACTGACAGGCGAAGTTAATGGCAAGAGTCCGCGTACCGATTAGTAACTTTCAGTATGGTGAGATCAGCCCATCGCTTGTTTCGAGAACTGACACCCCGCTCTACAACAACTCTGCAAAGAAAGTAGAGAACTTCTTTCTGCGCAATGAAGGTGGGCTGCTCAAACGGTTTGGCACCAAGCGCATATATGAGTTTGATACTACGGTAGATTCCTCCGCTACCCAGCAACTCAGGCTGGTGCCATTCATATTCTCTGATGATGAGCGATATATTGTCAGTCTTGAAAGTGCCAAGATTCGTGTATTTCAGATTAATCCAACAACTGGTGCAGTGTCTTTAATCCAAACACTCACACAGGATGTAGACACTAACGCTATACCTTTTACCAATGCTAAATTGCCAGAGCTAACATATGCTCAAGCTGGCGATGTTATGTTTATTGCACACCAGACATTTATGGTGCGCAAGCTAGTACGCACTAGCCTCACAACATTTCAACTTGAAGTAATGACATTCAATGAAAGTGCAGATGGATTTAGAATAAATCAGCCATATTATTCTTTCCAAGCAACTGGCATGACACTTAACCCATCTGCTACAAGCGGTAATGGGATTACAGTAACAACAAGTGCGAATTACTTTGATATTACTGGGAGTCAATCAGGTGGCAACTATCCTAGTTCTAAACATATTGGCTCTGTTCTGCGGTATCATGACAATGAAATAACAATCACATCTGTGCAATCAGCCACACAAGCGACTGGTAATGTACAGGGTGAGTTACTCGTAAACCTTGATAATGATGCTATTGAGACCATAGATGGCAGTGCCAACATACACATAACGTTTGTAAATCATGGTTTATCTGTAAATGACTCTATAACAATATCTGCTGCTGGCGGTGTTGGTGGAATAACAGCAAGTAATATAAATGGCACCAGAACCGTAAGTGAAATTATTAATGAGAATGAGTTTGTTGTGGCTGCTGGTGGCTCAGCTACATCATCAACAATAGGTGGTGGTTCGCCAAAAATTTCTACACATGCTGCGTCTACAGAGTGGGGTGAGCAATCTTATAGTGAACTACGCGGCTATCCCGGTGCAGTTACTTTTCATGAGAATAGACTATGGCTGGGTGGCACAATAGCCCAGCCTGATGGCATATGGGCAAGCAAATCTGCTGATTACTTTAACTTTGACATTGGCGATGCAGAAGATAATGATGCACTTGACCTGACTGCTTCTATTGGTGAGATCAATACAATAAGGCATCTGGTGTCTAATCGTGACTTACAGATCTTTACAACTACATCAGAGATGTATGTTCCGTCATTTACTGAAAAGCCGATTACTCCGACTAACGCACAGGTGCGTAGGCAAACATCGTATGGGGCTAACTTTGTTCGTCCTGACTCATTTGATGGCGCTACAATTTATGTGCAAAAGACTGGCTCTGTTGTACGCGAATATATATTTTCTGATTCTGAAGCGGCTTATGTATCTACCGGCATTTCGATTCTATCACCTCATTTAATTAGCAGCCCTGTGCAAATGTGCATATTGCGTGGTGCTATTAACCGTCCTGAGTCTTATGCGTTTGTTCTGAACGATGATGGTACACTTGCTGTATTTACATCTAACAGGGCAGAGCAACGTGCTGGATGGACACAGTGGACTACAACAGGCAAGTTTCATTCTGTATGCACAGTAGATGACCGAGTGTTTTGTATTGGCACTTATGATACTGGTGCTGGCACATCAAAGCATATTCTTATGGAATTTGACTCTACATTAAACATGGACTTTTCTAATACATTTAGCGGCACTGCTGGTGTGTTTAATGTTTCTAGTCACTTTGCTAATGGTGCAAAGGTAAAGGTTGTAAGCGGCAACGATTACTTGGGTGAGTTTACAGTTGCTAGTGGCAATGTGGATGTATCTGCTGTGCAAGAAATAACATCAGCAGAGATTGGCTTTGCCTTTAACGTTGAGGCTGAAACATTGCCTATTGATGCACAGATTGCTGGTGGGCCGTTAACAGGTGAGCCTCGCTCTGTGAACAGGGTTGTAGTAGACCTGTTGAATACTTTGTCTGTGTCAGTAAATGAGAAGAGGCTTGTCATTCGCACTGTTACTGATGACTTTAGTCAGGCGCGTGTGCCTGTTACTGGCAAGAAAGAGTTTCGTTTGCTTGGATACAGCAAAGATCCAACAGTTAAGATTACACAAACTGCGCCAGTGTCACTGCAAGTGAATGGCATTGTTGCGGAGGTATCGTTCTAATGGCCCCAAGCTTTATGGCAGTACAGACCATTGGCACAGTCCTTAGTGTTTTTTCAGCTATTCAGTCTGGAAGAGCTAGAAGGGCTGAAGCAGAGTTCAACAGAAAGCAGCTTGAGTTTAAAGCCAAGATGCAAAAGTTGGAAGCTACTGAAAAAGCCAACTTACGTCTGCGTGATTTTGATTCTGCTCAAGCATCAAATCTTGCCTTTGCTGCATTCATTGGTAGAGATCCCGGCGATAGATCTATGAAAGCATTTTTAGATCGGCAAGAAGAAATTGCTTATCAAGATGTCCAAGCTCTTGAATCTGGTGCTTTGATTGAGTCATCTCAAACTAGACGCCTTGCAGCAATGGAAGGTGTGCGTGGACGCAATGCCATTGTTGAATCTTACTTTAATGCAGCTAGTGCAATAACAACTGGTTTGTATCGGTATCATGTTTACAAAACGGATGAAACGTAATGGCAGTAATTAAACAACGGCGTCAGTTTCTTCCGCAAAGCATTGGCGTAGTTCGTGCTAACACTGGCGCTGCTGAAGTCGCCCGTAGTGTCGGCGGTCTTGCTGATGCAATGATCGAAACATCATTTGATGAACTTAAAAAGCAAGCGCGTGATCGTGGCATTGAAGTGGCACAGGCTGCGTCTATAGCAGATCTTCGCGCAATTAATCCTGTTACCGGTGAGCCGGAAGCATTTGTTGTTCCGTCTGGATTTGGGCGTGAGGCTGCTGATGCTTATGAAGAGCTTATTGAGCGTCGTTATATTGCTCAGACGGAGCAAGATTTTAAGATTAAGGCTCGTGAACTTGCTATTGAACTTGAGAATGATCCTAATGGTGTTGCTAAGTTTAGCAGCCAGTTTGGCACATTTGTTGAAGAGTCTGCTGCAAATGCTTCGCCTAAGTTTGAAAACATTATTAGCAATATTGGCAGTGCCCTTCTTGCATCAAACAAACTAAGTCTTCAGCAAGAGGCTAACAAAAGAGAGCGTCAAAATCTTGCAGATCAACTTGGATTAGATATTAGTGACGCAGGAAGAGCACTTAGCACTCTTACTGGCTCAGTAAATTACAAGTCTGGTTCTTCATCTTATGTTGATGCTGGCTTGCTGCTTGATGAAAAATTAAAAGAAATAGATCTTGCAGTTAAAAGCAATGTTATCAGTGAACCCAAAGCAGAAGAGTTGCGGCGTGTTCTTACGCAATCAATGTATGCTGGATCTGCACAACGTATTGTCGCAAAGATTAATGACCTTGAAAACGCTGATTCTCAAACTGTTAATGACATTCGTATAGCTATTCAATCTGGGAATCTTGATAATGTGCCAGAAGAGCTTCGTCCTGAGATTGAAAACATTATTAACGATGAACAGTTCTATCTTTATAGAGATGACTTCAATAGCAAGCTAACTACATTTCAAGCTGCTCTTAATCAAAGAGAAGTTGCTGCAAAACAGGCTCAGACTGAGCTTGAAAAAGATGAGCAAAAAGCCAAAGACCTAGCAAAGTTTGAAGCAACCGCTGGTATTAGCGAAATTCGTCAAACTACTGATGACCAAATAATTGATTTGATTGACAGTGGAGATTTATCTGGCGCTGTCAAAATGTTAAATACCTTTAAATTGGCCCTTGATAAAAAAGGTGATTTAATTACAGAAACCTTGAGAAACAGTTCGTTTCAAGCAAGTCGTCAACTTCTTATTACTCGTCTTATTAATAAAGCTAATCAACTTACCAATACAGCAGAAATGAAAGAGTTCACTGACTATGTTGTGAATGAGGGACGCATTGCTGCTGACATGAGCAATGAAGTTAAGGAGTTAGCTGATACTATTGTAGAAGTTGCTGATTATGGTTTTGACCGTGCGCTTATTGAACGTGATTCAGAAGACTTTGTAAGCGACAAAGCTGCTGTTGATAGTGCTAATGCTGAGTCTTCATCAATCATAGAAGCGCGAGAAGATATTGCTAACGAGATTGGTAACCCAAAAAGCAGCAAACACAGAAAAGTTATAGAAAATGATATACTTGATACTTACGCGCCGGGGCAAAGTGCAGTTTGGTTTTTAACAGAAGATGGTCTTGTCTCTAGTGGAGTGTGGTCAAAGGATGTTGTTAAGGCAGGTGTGTTGCCTGACTTTCTGGTAGAGACTGTTAGAACTTTGATTGATGGTCAGATTGATTCAAAACGTGCTCCTATTGCTGCTCAGTATTATGCAATGTTTGGGAACATTCGTCAGGCTGGTTCATCAAAAGAAATAAACATGTTTAACTATGCTGGTTTCAATGAGGAGGAAATCGGTTTGCTTGAGGGTGCCCTTTATGGTGCCTCTATGCTTGAGGGTGGATTTGCAGAAAACTTTGCAACTGTTTTAGCTGATTTGCGTAGCAAAAGAGATAATCCAGCAGTGTTTGAAGCGCAAAAAGCAAGATTTCTTGGGGACCAAACGCTAAATGAATTTATTGGTGAAGTAACTACAGATCGTGGCTTCTTTGGTGATCCCAATGCAAACGCTGCATTAGAAATGAGGGGCTTTGTCGAGTATCAAATTGCTGCTGGCAAATCCAGGGAAATGGTTGAAGAAGATCTAAAGCGATACTTTGATCAAAGCTATTTTCCTTTGCAGGGCGTTGTGATTGACCCTGCTTTTCAAGAAGCTAACAGATCTAGGCAAGCATTGGGTGCAAGGTTTGGCAACAAGGTGCCAGCAGTAGTGGGCGTGATGAATGACATGCTTGCTGAAATGGGTGTTAATGATGCAAGATTTTTGTTGGACAGCATTGGTAGGGGGCAACGTGGTGATCGTAGTAGACGACGCCGAGGCATTGAGCCAGAACAAGCTCCAACAGATATTGATATTGAAATGCGTTTGATGCCATTGCCTTTTGCTGGCGGCGCAAAGACAGAAGATGTGCGATATATGGCTATGTACATAGATAACAACGGAGATGTTGTGCCATATGTTCGACAAACAGAAGATGGGCCAGAGTTTATATACTTTAGCCTTGATGATATTGAGCGTCGTTATAAGCAGAGTAGATAATGCCGACTATTGATCCATTTTCTGGTAACAGCATCCTCTACAGAGGAGCAACAACTCAGCTTCAAAAAGATGATCCAAACTTTTTTGATGTTGTTGGTGCATCTGTTGGCTATCAGTATGATCCAATCATCGAATACATTAGTAATGCTGTTAAGTTTCGCGGTGAAGAAGATCCTTCTTACAGGCCATTAGAAGACATTGAAGGCTACGAAGCATACCGTGATGATCTTATGGATGCTAAAAATGCCGAACATATGGTTGAGTTAAAGCGAGCGATTGATGAAAATCTTGAGCGTCGTGAAATATTGGCTAAAGCTACTTTTGGTCAACATTTCTTTGCTGGCCTTGCTGATCCTATTAATCTGGTCGCACTTCCATTTGGCGGTATCGGGTTGGGTGTTGCGCGTTCTTTTTTAAGAACTGGTGCTTCTGTTGCCGCCTTACAAACTTTGCAAGAAGCTGGTCGCGCACCATTTGATCCTGTTGGCACACCGCAAGAAGTAGCTATTAATATTGGTTCTGCTTTTGTGGCTGGCGGTTTGCTTGGTGGAGCGTTGTCTGTACCTGCATCTCGTCGTGCTGCTGCTTTTCAAAAAACAAAAGATGCTCTTGGCACAGATCATGCTGCCCTTCGCGCTGACCCTGACGTAAACAAAAACTTGCCAGCACCTACAAGTGAGCGGCCTCTTTCTCAGGTAGAGAACTACGAACTCGACGCAGTAACAAGCACAGCACCACGCGTAATCAATAAATTAGAAGAAAGTCTTGATGAGGCTGCAAAGCTCTTAGACGAGCGTAGAGCGGCCTTCGATGCTGCCAAGACACCAGATGACCTACGAGCAACAAAAGACGCCTTAGACGACGCTGAAGAGGCAGTAAACACACTTTCAGCAGACATAAAGACTCGTAAAGACGAATACAATATGTTTAAGCGTGAGTCAGACTTGCGTCAGGCAGATCAGTCAGTGATTGATGGAATGGATAATCCATATGGCTTGCCTAAAAACCTTTGGACTGACAGCCCGTTTTATAAGTTTGTTCCAACCCCAATGAAGCGCACACTGCAAGATATAAAAATACCTGATTTGCCTAAGAAAGTTATACTTGGCATTGCTGGTGATAGCGGCATTTTGATTAATATGAATAGGCTTGGTTTTCGTGTTGGCCCTTCTGTCTATCAAAGAGCATCGATGCGTGATGGTGAGTGGGTGCAAGTTTATGATGAGTTGCGCAACATCTATGCTGCTGAGTTTGGTAAAGGCAAGCAAACTATTCTTGATTACGATGTTGGTGGCGTAACGCAGAAGCTAGCTGAGAAAGCTAAGATTCAACCAAAAAATGTATCGTTCCAAGAATACATGACAGATATTAATAAGAAGCGCATGCGCGGCGAGGCAGCGGCAACAGATGCCGAGTCTCGCGCCATGAAGCAGCTTGATGATTTCTATGAGACTTGGGAAAAGCGCCTTAATCAAACTGGTCTTATTGGCAACATGCCATTCTATAAAAATAAGTCAGTTTTGCTTGAAGGTGACATTGCTAAAAGGCAAGCCATTGTCGATGACTTAAAAGCAAAAACAAAACGCACTGATGCAGAGGAGCGGCGTCTTTCACATAATCAACGTATGTTGTCTCGTCTAAAAGATCAAAAAGAAGACATTGATCTACAGATTAAAGCAATGCAAGACTTTCCTGCTACTGGCAATTTTGCAGAAAAGTTTCATCCGCGCTATTGGCTGCAAGATGAAATTCGCTCTCGTCGCGCTGAACTGCATACTATTCTTACAGATTGGTATCGGACTAATCCATATGTCTATGTCTTGAATGAAAAGACTGGCAAGTATCAAAGGGTGCGTACAGATCCTGACACAGCCGGTAAACGAGCAGATGAAACAATAGATAAGATCCTTGGTCTTGATGATGTAAGCGCAGAGTCTAATGCGTTCTATGGTTATGGTCGCTCTAAGCACTTCCGGCACCGTGATGTAGACATTCCTAACGAACTTGTAATGGACTTTATTGAGACGAATCCTGTTGCTGTTATGAAAGCATACACAGCAAAGGTTGCGCCTCAGTTTGAGTTTCAAACAAAGTTTGGCAAAAACATTGACGATTTGCTGGATGATGTAGAAGACGAAATGCTTGCTGCTGGTGTTGGTCAGTTGCGCATTAATAAAACTATGCGCGATATTAGGCATTTGAATGATCGTGTAAATGGTCAGATTATTCGCAACCCTGATGCAATTAATTACAAGACTTCTATTATCTTAAAAGATCTAGCAATGCTTAATTATCTTGGCTCTGCTGGGTTTGCCACATTGCCTGACTTTGCCAAAGTTATGATGGAACACGAAATGGGTACCGTGTTCAAAAGTCTTTTTGGTGTAATGAGTGACAGTCGTGTGCGCATGACAGCCGATGAAGGGCGGATTGCTGGTGAGATTATCGATATTCTTAAAGGCGATGCTCATCTAAGATTTAGCGAGAATATGATTAACAACCCATTGAATGAAGGGTTGATGTCTAAGGTTCGTAGTGGGTTTTTCCTTTTAAATGGTGTGGCTCCGATGACAACCATCTTTAAAAAGATGGATGCTATGGCGCGTGGGCATACACTTATTGACTATTCAATTAAACTAACTCGTGGCGAAGCTAGCGAGATGGAAGTTGCCTATCTTGCGCGTTACAACATTGGCAAGCAAGAAGCTGCTGAAATTGCCAATGCGCCGTGGGATAAGACTGATGGTGGTTTGTACTTGCCTAACACACGCGAGTGGACAACAGGTCGTCAGGCTCAAGCCAACTATGTCGATCTAGGATATGACACTATTGTATTTAGATACGGTGATGAGTTTAACGTTAGTCGTATTGTAAGCGATCCCGATGAATATGCTGCTGCACGACAGCGTTTTGGCTGGAAAGATAAAGACTCTGGCATACCACTTGGCTTTCACGAATATGTACATAACGAAAAGGGTGTTGTGTACATAGACCTTGAACAAATCTCTGAAAGGTTTGCAACTTTAAAAGCAATGCCAGTTAAAGAAGCAAAGGAATTAATTAAAAAGAACAAAGAAAAGTTAAATAAAATGCCTGCTGGTCAGGCCAAAAATCTCTTTGAGCAAGGGATAATGCACGCAGAGTTTCGTTTAAAACACATAGACTTATTTAAAACAGACAAAGATCTGCAAGACTTCTTTTTGCTGCACGAAATGTTTCACGGCAAGTTTAAGAAACGCAAAGGTGAGCAAGATATTGATTACGAGCGTAGAATTAATAACCACGCTTTAAAACGATTTAAAAAAGAAAAGCCTATTAAAGACAGCAAAACATCACAGGGCACAGTTGAGAACTTCCGCACTGCAATGAACAGCGGTATTGGCAACACAGTCCTTATGGGTACGCCAGCAGACAAGCCGATTGCTGTTGATGGCGTATTTTATGTGCCAATGCACATTGCCAAGCAATTTGGCATGAAGCCAGATCCTAAGTTCAAGGGTTACGCTAGAATTGAGAATGGCCTTTTGGGTATGCCGTTCCAATTCTTGTCATACAGTTTTGCCGCTGCAAACAAGATTACAGCTTCTATTGCACAGGGTCAGGTGAAGAATCGTGGCATAGCTATTGCTGCCGCAATGGGCCTTGGATATATGGGCATGTCAATGAAGTACAAAGATTGGCAAATGGAGCGTATGGATTTTGGTGAAAAACTTGCTAGATCCTTTGATGCTTCTGGTGTAGCTGCTTTGTATTCAGATCTATTTTATACTTCTATGGGTATAAGCATGGCTCTTGGTGGGCCTGATATTGGTATGGGCATTATTAAGCCAAAGTTTAAGCAAGAAGAAAGTCTTGTTGATGCGTTCACTGGTGTAGCTGGTGCTGGCCCATCTTATGCAGTAGATGTTGGGCGTGGCGTTATTGATTTGTTTCAAGGAAACTACGGAGAAGGTTCCGCAGAAATATTGCGCAGATTGCCCGGTGCGCAGTTGCATTTTCTAAAGGATACAACGAATGAAACAGCTAGAGCCTTCGCGGGTGGACGTTATTAAACAGAAAGAGTAGGATTGCGTCATGACAATCAACCTTGCAGATAATACACCGCGCGTATCATACGCGGTATCACAGGGAGCAACACAGACTTCCTTTGCCGTATCGTTTGAGTTTTTTGATGCTGCGGATCTCAATGTATATGTTGATGGCACACTCAAAACAATAACAACTCACTACACAGTGTCAGGTGGTGATGGATCAACTGGCACGGTAACAATGAGTGTTACAGGCGCTACTGGTGGCAGCACTGTTGTTATTACACGCGACATTGATCTTAAAAGAACCACTGACTTTCCTGCATCTGGGTCGTTTCAAATTGGCTCACTAAACACTGAGCTTGATAAGCTGATTGCTATTGCTGCTGATCTTGATGATAAGGCATCACGCGCACTACAGCTTACTGATTTTGACACAGCCGTGTCTCTAGTGCTGCCTGATGTAAACACGCGCAAGGGCAAAACTCTAGCCTTTAATGCCTCTACTGGTGCTGTTGAGGCTGGGCCAAGCACATCTGATGTGCAAACTGTGTCTGCTACAGCCGCAGACATTGCAACGCTAGCCGATATTGAAGACGGCACTGATGCTACAGATGCTATTCAAACTGTTGCAGGAATAGCTAGCAATGTAACATCTGTTGCTGCAAAGGCTTCTCTAATTACATCTGACTTTGTAGCAGATCTAAATACACTAGCTGTTACTGATGTAATCAATGACATTAATACTTTAGCAACATCTGACATTGTTAGTGATCTTAATACCCTAGCAACAAGTGATATTGTTTCTGATCTAAATACACTTGCTACATCAGATATTGTAAGTGACCTAAACACTCTTGCTACAAGCGATATTGTAAGCGACATCAATACGCTTGCCACATCAGATGTTGTTACTGACCTCAATCTGTTAGCTACATCAGATTTTGTTTCAGATCTAAACACGATGGCTACAACAGCCAATGTGAACAATCTTAGTGCAGTTGCTGGTAAAGTAACTGAAATTGGCAGACTTGGAACATCTGCTGCTGTTGCTGATCTAGCTATTCTTGGTACATCAGATGCAGTAAGTGACATGAACGCGCTTGCAGCTATTAGCAGTGATATAACTACTGTTGCTGATAACATCAGCACAATATCTACCAAAGCAAACGCTGGTGCTAATACTGATATTACATCAATTAAAAACACCAGCCTTGCCATAGGGAGAGATGACGACAACCTTATTAAGTTTGGCACAGACAATCAGATCGTATTTGAGGTGTCTGGCGGTGACGGTGTTACTTTCAAAGCTAGTGGTGAGATTGAAGCTACAAGTTTAGATATTAGCGGAGATGCTGACATTGATGGAACACTTGAGGCAGATGCTATTACTGTTAATGGCACTGCGCTAAACACGGTAATTGCTGACGAAGCCACGGCTCTTGCCATTGCGCTTGGCTAATGAGGAGTAAAAAATGGCTAACACTTTCAAGGTAATTACAAAAGCAGGGGTAACATCGCTTGATGTTATTTATACGGTAGCAAGTTCCACAACTACTGTGATTCTTGGTTTAGTTCTGGGGAACACTACAGGCAGTCAGGTAACATCAACAGTAACACTAAACACTGATACTGCTGCTAGGGCTGGCGCAAACAACGAGGCCAACCAAGCTGTCGAGCTTGTGACCAACGCACCTATTCCTGCCGGTTCATCGCTTGAGTTGTTGTCTGGTAACAAGGTTGTCCTAGAAACAACTGATGAAATCAAAGTGTCAGCCACAGGCGCAGTAGATGTAACGCTGTCTGTTATGGAGATTACCTGATGCCTTATGTTGGAGTAAAACCCGCTGGGATTACCAGCGCCACAGAAGCGGAGATTGCTGGCGATCTGACCGTTGACACCAGCACGCTGATTGTAGATTCAGCTAACAACAATGTGGGCATCGGCAGCACCAGCCCTCAAGCCGCAAAGTTTGGCGGCTCTCTTAATCCTATTGTTGAAGTAAAAGGCACAAAACCTGTTCTAAGTCTAACAGAAACAGATGTTAGTAATTCAGAATCTGCAATAGGTCTTGCTGGCGGTGACACTTACATCACGAATACAGGCGGCGCAAAAATTATTTTTGCCACCGGCGCTTCAAGCTGGACAGAGCGGGCAAGAATAACAGACAACGGCCTCACCTTTAACGGCGATACGGCGGCGGCAAATGCGCTGTCGGATTATGAGGAGGGTAACTTTACACCAAGCGTAACAGATACTAGTGGGAACACAGGCAGTGCCTCTGAGGCCACAGGTTACTATAGAAAAATTGGCGGTCTTGTTCATGTTGAACTTAGGCTCACTAATATTAATACCTCTGGGCTGACATCTACAGATGACGTAAGGGTGGCAAGCCTTCCATTTACCCATTCATCAAGAACTGGGTCAGTGCAAGCAATTATTGGTGACATTTACCATAACCACATAAACCTAGATCACACTGGTGTTCTCCTGGGTATACTAGGTGAAGGTAATGATTATTTTGTGATAGTCGAAACCAAAGATTCAGCCGGTGACCACGACATTTTGGTTTCAGACTTAAACTCTGGGTCAGCAGATTTGTTGATTTCTTTTGCATATCACACAGAACAATAACCCCACCAGCCGGTGCGGGTCGGACAGTCCAGCCAAAGGAGATAAAAATGGCACTGACAAAAGAATACGAATATGACTGCGAGGTGCGTGGCCCATACAAGGCTGTGCAGGTTCGTCAGGCAACCGTCGTCAAGGATGATGGCGTGGAGATCAGTCGCAACTACCACCGGCACGTCCTGCAATGCCGCACCAAGTCTGGCGACACATGGGGTGATACCGACATCTCTGGCGAGGATGCCAGCGTACAGGCGGTGTGCAACGCCGTGTGGACTAGCACAATCAAGTCTGCCTATGAGACATTCGCAGACAGCCAAGAAACACCATAAGGAGCCAGCATAATGGCATACATCGGTAAATCACCTGACGGCACTGGCGTCCGCTCACGCTTCTACTACACGCAAAGCAGCGGTGGTGGCACTAGCGTAACCGGCTCTAGCGACGACGGCACGACACTCACGTTCTCTGATGGTGCTTACGTCGATGTATTCCTAAACGGAGTCTTGC